ACAGAATCGGCCAAAAAAAATCGGTAACTTATGTTGATTTAATGGCGGACGATACAGTGGATGAAAAAATCGTGCAAGCTCTACGCAAAAAAATAAATATAGCATCAGAAGTTTTAGGAGAAGAATTGAGGTCATGGATTTAATAGGATATACATGCGACGCGCGCTGTAATTTTTTAAACCAGGTCTTTTGCTTTACCTAGTATTGGTTTATATTTAGTCTTACCTTCAGATTTGTAAGCCCACAAAAAACTAGCTCTTGGTTGCTCCGCGATCCAACTACAATGTATCCATCCTGAGTTAGGTTCGCCTGGCGTATAGTATTCGACGATCAATTGATCATAGGAAAGCTCTCTATTAATCCAATCAGCAAGTTCAGCATTGTCAACTCCAACACATTCGAAGTCTGCGGCCTCAGCTTTAGCGTGCTGTGAATTTACAGAGCTGCCGATTGCTGTACATAATTCTGGTGAACGGTATCCGCTGGTAATTTTTACTCTGCCAAAATGGTCCCGAACGGGTTGTAATATATTTTCACACAATGCTTTTAACTTTTCAATCTGATCTGCATTAGGATTGTTATCAATACCTTTACGTATGGCCGTGTCTGATTTAATAAGCTCTTGAAGAGAAAAATTTCGCGATAGCTGCATAATTTTTTATTGAGTGTTTGATAATAACATAAAAATCATATTAGCCATACCCATGATTAACATGCCAGCTGATACTAATACAATTTTTTCTAATCTATTTATTTGATTTTCTATCTTGTGAATTTTGTCGTGCGTCTGCTTCTGCATAATTCTGCAAAGCTTCTCATGATCTTCTATTTTTTGTAGTGCGTTTTTACTCATTATGTTCTACTTGCTATTACCTTTTCAGTTGGTGATAGTAATGCTTCCTCTGTCTGTGTCAAGTTAGTTTGTGGATTTTTTTGTGCTATGTTTGTGCTAGTTTGCGCAGGCATAGGTGTATTACCTAATGGAGGTGCTTTAGATTGGTCATCATACGCGTCACTTGGTGGCATAAAGTCACTAAGCTCTATTGGGAAATCTCTATATAAACTTAAACCTTTAAAAGCATTTCTCATACCATTTATAATTCCTTTAGATTGTAAGAAAGGATTTGGTGTTCCTGTTTCTCTTGAAATGTCTTTAAATCTTTCCTGTATATCTTCTGATGGATAGTAGAATTTAAATTTACCTTTAAATAAATCATCAATAGTAGATTCAGGTATACCTCTTTTTTCTAATGATTTTTTAATTTGATTTCTAGATAAACCAATTTTTTGTGCGTTTTGAAAATGTCTTAACATTTCTTTTTGTACTTCAAACATACCTTTGTTAGCTACAAAATATCTTTCAATAACTGATTGCGGAGTTTTAGGTCCACCTTTTAATAATCCTTCAGGTCCACCAGTAAATTCTTTTCTTGCTTTAGATATACCTCGTTGAAAATCATAAATATAAAAACCCAAGGCTTTTTCTGGTTCAACTTTAACAGGTCTCCATCCCATGATACCAGCCATTTCTTTACTGACTTCAAAAAACTCACCTGTTTCACTAGGTGTTTCAGTAAGTGCTTTTCCTAATCTTTGAAAAGGTTTTGTTGTAGGCATTAAAGTTACACCAAGGTGTTTAAATATTCTTTGATATTTTTCGGAAGTAGGTGTCTGTTCAGAATATAATTCTACACCTTCTTTTGTTACACCACCTCTAGACCATATATCCATAAAAGCTTCTGTAAACATAGACTCAGATACAAAAGGTTCTGCTACTTGCCCTGCTGCTCTTGCAATACCTTCAGTAAATCCTTTTAATAATACTTCTTCATCTTCTATACCTTGTTGAATACTGTTTAATAATGTTTGAAAAGGTCTTGATAGTGTATCGTAAACATTGTTCTTACTGTAATCCATATAATACAACTCATCTGTTTCTGGATCTCTCATGTATATTTTTTGTGAGTCTCTTGCCCAAGGTGCTACAAAATCATTAGCCGCATCCGCTTCTTCGTTTGATACACCAAAGATTGCTTGTGATCCTTTAATAGCGCCATAAGGAAGCGCTAATGTTGCCATAGTCATTCCAGTTAATCTTTTCATTCCTATAGATTTCATAGGATTTTTACTTGTAACAGGGTTAATACTTTTAGTAATAGGATCAGCTATTTCATCTAATGCTTGTTGTACAATACCTACACCAGTTCTATAAACTTCTGACGGCCATGACATGAAATTACCAAACGGTGACATACGTGCAGCTCTTACAAATTCACCAACATACGCATAGTTAGGTACAGTATTTCTTACTATTTTAGCTGCCATTTCTTCCATCTGTTCATTAGACATCTTTAATAGTTTATCTTTATTTAATTTAAATAATCTTCCATACTCTACTTCAAAATTAAACACTTTCCAAAAATCATCTTCAGCTACATATGCATCTTGCATAAACTTAGCACCTTTTTTAACTCCTTTACCTAAAACTCCTAAAGAATTTAACATAGGTCTAAGCACACTGTCTGTTGCAATATTACCATCACCAAATCTAATATCTTTCATTAGGTTTCTAAGATCACCAAGTCTTGTGTTTGTATTTGTTACACCAAGTTCTAAATATCTTCTGTAACGTTCCATAGCCAATGGATTTCTAATTCCAACTTGTATGGTTGCTCCTGCTCTTTGCATGGCTTCTTTCATCAATTGAGGATTTTCAAATAATGTACCATTACCCAATGCAAATGCACCAGAACTTAAAAAGTTTCTTATGTGTGTTGGTATAGATAAAATTGTTTTAGCATACTGTGCACCAGCTTTAGGTGTTAACAATAAGTTACGCCATGCCCATGAAAAAGTTTTACCAAGCGCACCACCAGTTTCACCTCTCATAAATTCTTGTATTTTTGATACGTTAGAAAAACCGTCAGCTATTGCTCGTGTTGTGTACATACCTTGTAATCTATTTACTAATACACCATCTTTAAAATAATCTTTTACATAAGGATCTATTTTTACAATCTCATCACCAGGGATATCACCAAATGCTCTACGTGCTTCTAGTGGTGTTGAGTGAAAAAACCCTCTTTGACCAGGAGGAGTGTCAGCTTTTGTTGCAGCTTTCATAGCCTCATCAGTATCTAATATTTCATCAAACAATTGATTTTTTCTAGCAACTACAGACAGTCTATTAACTCCTTCGTAAATAGAGTGTCTTACATCCTCTACTTCACCAAATAATTTTCTAAAATTTTTACTACCTTTACCTATAACCTTCAATGTTTTGTCTCCATCAGTTGTTTCTTTAGTTAATGTTTGTGCAAACGTTTTGATATTATATGCGTCTTCTGCACTTTTAGTTAAGTTTTGATATGCAAACGTAGGTAATGTATCTTTTTTAGGATCCATGTTTCTGGCAGATGCAATTAATTCATCAACCATTTGATCTGCTTCAAAGTCATTAATAGGATTTTTATTTTTAGCAGCATATCTCATAAACATATTAGCCACCATTTCTTTATCTTTTGCAGCTGGTTTAAATTGATTAAACAAACCTGCCTCTTTGTTTTGAAACATGGCGTAAGTATTACCTATGTAATTTTTAATTCTATCTCCCATTAAAGCTCTAAGATCCACTCCAACACCTGCAGGTAAATCTACTTTAGCTCCTGGTCCACCAGCTGTAATTTCTAATAGTTCTTTAAACTTATTTCGTGTGTCTTTTAATCCTTTAAATATAATAGATTGATCAGGCACAGGCACGTCAGCTGTTTTCATTTGTTTTAATAATGATGCTTGTAAAGTTTTATCTAAACCTTCTTTGTTAAGATCACCTTTAAATAAAGTTTTATCTAGATCAGCTAAAAACTTTTTTCTTCCAGACTCACCTGTCTTATCTAAAAACTTTTTAGTAGCTGGAAAATATTTGTTAGTTATTTTATCTATCCTTGCTACTTGTTCCATAGAAAAATTAGTGTCTGCCATCTTACGTGCGTTTTCTTGCATCTTAGATAAAAATACTTCTTCAGGTTTACTTGATCTAGGTCTAAAGATTGCACCAAATTTATCCAGTCCTCTAGCAATTTTAGAATTACTATATGCTAATTCTTTTCCTTTTTTAGCTAATGCTTTAGCACCGGTTCCAATACCATATACAAAAGGTGTAACAAATATAGACTCTGATGCAAACTTAGTTCTATTCATAAGTTTTCTAACTGCATCTTCTGATGAATCTTCTCTTACTTCTCTATCTAATTGTGTTGGTCCTGCTTCAAACACATCACCAAAAGAACCTATCTCTTCAGTGTCACCTACTAATGTTTCACCAGCTGCACCACCTAAAACTAATGCACCAAATCTTTTTTTACCTGTAAGTTTGTTTAATTCTTTAGCTTTCTTAATTCCTTTTTGAGCATTCTTACTCATGACATTAGCATACTTACCAGTTTTTTTAGCTTGTAATGCTTTGTTAGCTAGCTTTAATGCAATCTTAGAACCTATTGCTGCAGGTGTACCTATTTGTACTAATGCTTGTGTGATTTTACCAGCCGCTCTAGCGTTTGCTGTGTCTTCAAAAATGTTTATTGTATCAAAAAAAGATTCTACTTCGTCAGCAGCGTTTTCTGTAAGTCCGAGGTCCATGAGCTCTGCTCCAAGAGACACGACTCCTTCTACAGTTTTAACAATACCTGAACCAACACCAGCTACAGCAGATGTTACTCCACCAACTTCTGTGTCACCAATTTCAGTAGTTTTGATATCACTACCACGTACTTTTCTTGTAACAGTTTTATTTTTTTGTTTTTCTGTTTCTTCGGTGATTCCAATACCTGATCTTAACGCCATTTAATCTCCTATTCATATGTGAAAGGATCAAGTGCTTTAAAATCTGTTCCGATTATACCCTCTTCAGCTACTCTTTCGTAGAATAGTCCGTCTTCAGGATTATAAAAAACTTGTCCTACTGTAATACTCTCATAGTTAGGTACCGGTTTTCCTTTTTTATCATACTCATAAGGAAGTATACCTCTAAAATTTTTCTTAGCTGGACCAGAGTCAGGATTTTTTTCTTTAAATACATTAAACGTAACTATGTCTTCTGCAATTTCCATAGAGTTATTTGAAATAAAATCAAAATCACTTTCTTGTAAAGAGTCTGCATAGTTATTTATTCTAACTTCCGGTATCTCTTCTCTAAATACTTTTTTAAGTTTAGGATTAAGTTCTGCTTCTAATTCAATTAATTCTTTTTTTTGTCCAAATTCTTTTTCAGCAGCTTGCTCACCTTTGACTACATCATATGCACCAAGAGCTAACTTGTCTTCAAAACCTTCACTTCCTGCTCTTGATTGTTTAAATTTATCAAAAGGATCTTTAGCTGATGCAAGTGCTGTGCTTATTGCTCCACCTACTCCTGGTCCCATAGGTGGTCTAGTTGCAATGTCTATACCAAAGTCAATTAAGAAATCATTAAATCTACGTTTAGGTGTATTTCTTTGAGGCATAACCGTTCTCATTTCATCCATGACTTCTGTAACTCTTTCACCTATTTTGTAACCAGGTCTGCTTTGTAGACCAGATGTGATACCGCCTTCAGCAGATCCACCTTTTCTAAACATAGGTCTTTTATATAAGTTATTATTATTCATTAAGCGTTTTTTCCTCTTAAATAATCACCGTAGTTACCCATTAATCCTCCAGCAACTCCAGCTATTCCTAACGCATTCTGCAACGGCGTAGGGTTAGGTGTTACCATAGATTGATATTGTCCCGGTGCTCCAGATGCAATACTTGCTATACCTGTTTGTTGGAAACCTAATCTTTCATATGGTTCGTAAGCTCTTAGTCTGTTTCGTTCTCTCGTAGCATCTAAGACTGCTTGTTGTTGTGCTTGTTGACCGGCGCCCGCTGATCCTAAAGTACCAATGTCTTGTCCATATAATCCTGGAACTTGTTGAGCTAGACCTTGTTGGTTTTGTCCTAATTGCATTTGTTGACCAAAGGCTTGATTAGCTAATTGATTTGCTTGAGTAAATCCTTGTTGTAATAATCCTGATTGTAACAGTGCTCTGTTCATGTCAGATTTGTTTTGGTATTGTGATCTCATAACACCTTCACGACCTCCGCCTAAATTACCAGACATAGCTGCTTGTTGACCTATACCTGCCAAACCTTGTGCAGCTTGTGAATCATATTCTGCTAATGTTGCATCAATTACATCTTGTTGATACGGAGACATAAAAGGTTGGTAAGCTCCAGCTCCTGATAAACCAGCTGCTGCAGTGTCGTATGCTCCTGCTTGTGTGATATATGGTTGAAACGCACCAATACCTTGGCCTTGTGTTGTAGCCATTTGATATGCTGCTTGTTGAGCAGGGTCTTGACCAGCAACTGTAGGTGCAAATTTATCGGTGGCTAATGGTGCAGCAGTTAACGCGGTTAACTGTGTTCCTAAATCTCGTTGTAGATCTTCTACGTATTGTGGTGGGAGTGCTTGTGTTTGTTGTACAGCCATTATATTACCTCGCTTAATCGTTCTGATGTTTCAAACATCTGTTGTGCGCCAGCCATACCTTGTGACTCTTCAGACACTTGTCCGCCAGCTTCTAAATTTTTCATCATGTTCTCCATAACTTCTGCGCCTCTATCTATATCTCCACCACCTGCGTTTCTAACAGCATCTGCGGTAAATACAAACTCATTTACACTTAATCTTGCAGGCACATCGTCTGCTTTTTCTGCTTTTCCGATAGGTACAAACCCACCTTCAGCTCTATAATCTTTTTCCATACCACCAAGGTCCATGATTCCACCTTCAGCTTTACCTATTCTACCACCCATAGCAAAATCTTTAGTATCCATTCTTCCTAGATAAGGATACTTAACTCTTAATGCTGATAGTTTTTCACCGGTTGTGTCTGCAAAAGCTTCTTGTACTTCTTTTCTAATAGCAGCAAGATCTAATCCTTCACCACGGTCCATTATTTCATTTACAGTTTCATCTGGCCCCATACTCATTAAAGCAGATATTGCCGTTGCACCTGCAAAACCTGTTTTAAAAGGATGTTCTTTAGCATAACCCAAAGCTTTTTGTAAAAAGTTTAAATTTTTTGGTTGACTATTTTTAATAAAAGCTTCTTGCGCTTTTTTAGAAATTAATTCTGGAGTAGATAAATTTTTATCAGCTGCTGCATCAACTATTTTTTGTAATTCTACTTCATCAACACCTTCAACCATGCTTCCACCACTTGTAGAAAGTTTATCTGTAAAATTTTCTTTAAAATATTTTCCTAGTCCACCAGTGTCTTGAATAGGATTACTAAAATAAGATTTAAACCCTTCACCACCTCCAGGAACTTTTAAAGACATACCTTGTAAGTTATCCATACCACCACCAATACCTCTAGATAATTGACCCATACCATAATTCATTAATCCTGATTTAAGTGATGAACCTATTCTACCTGTTTGATCAAAACTACCTATACCTGACATTAAACCTGCAGCTAGCGGGTTAAACGGTGCAACGAATGGTGCAGCCTTAACTGCAATCTCTGCTACTTCGTTAGGTATAATTTTTCTAAATCTTTTTTTAAGTGAACTTCCTAAACCATATTGACGTCTACCATCCATACCCATAATACCACCATACGCTGCCATTTGTCTGTCAGGTAATACTGGTCCTGTAGGTTTTGGTTGAAAAGGATTAACTGGTTTTGTTGGATCTTGTGGTAAAGGATTGCCACCTGACATTTGTCCTTCGGCCATTGCTTGTTCCATAAATTGTTGCATAGACATAGGTTCTCTTCCCATCTCTATCATTTCATCAACGTATTTTAGATACTCTTCTTCTAGTTGAGCCATCATCATTTGCTCTATTTCTTGTGGAGACTTAGGACCTTCACCCCCTCTATATTTTATAGATGGTGCGTTAGTTTCTAATTCTTCTGAAATTTGTATATCTTCTATTCCCATGGTTTTGTCAGTTTACTTTGTTTTTGAGAACAAATCAAGAGGAGGCATAATAACTTTTACGTCTTGCGCCATCTCTTCCGCTTTGTACCCTTTAGTTTCCCAGTCTTTTCTTGTTTTAAAAACCTCTCCAGTTTCTTTGTGTCTGTAGGTTTCTTCTACTTTAGCGTCATATACTTTCATTATGTTGTTACCTCTTTTTTAATATTTAAATAACTAATAGCTACATCAAACGAGTCTGACGTGCTTGCCTGTACTGTAAAAGCTTTACCACCTTCTACTATTAACGGCTGTGTTAATAATTCTGTTGTTGTGTTTGCTGTTAACTGTGCAGATTTAATAGCTGTAATACTGTTGTTTGTAATTGTCACTGTAGGTGTACCAGCAGATGTAACAAGTATAGATTTAATAACAATAGTTTCATTGACTGCGGGAATACCAGACCCTAATGGTGTAAGTGCTCCACCTGTTGTATTATTATCTATACCTACAAATTTATATTGGTTTACTACTGCCATTAATCTAAAAAGAAGCTTCTAGCTTCTATCTCCTGTTTTAATTCTTCTTGAAATGTAGTGTTAAGTTTTTCCAACACCGCATCTAAATCTCTAACTAAAGACTGTGCTACATCTTCTTCATACTCTGAGCTTGCTCTAGTTAATGATTGTACTATCTTTGCCATTATACTGTGTAATAATTTTTCATTCTTGCTTCAATTTCTTTTCTAATATCTTCCGGTTGGTTTTGTAAATATCTTGAAAAAAAATCAACATCCGTTGTAGTATCACTAGTATCATCAGTACCATCATCAGTACCATCATCAGTAGTATCATTAACAGCTACGTCCATAATACCATCTTGTCCAGAACGCGCATTAATTGCATTTTGACTTAATTCTGTGCCACCATAAGCTCCAACATTTCCAAGTGATCTTTGTTCCATGTAAGCTTTGTAACCATCTATTCCATAACCAAAAGGTTCACCTGTTTTAGGATTTATTTTTCCTCCAATATTATTTTTTTTAAAAAAATTTGTATTCGTATTGTAAGCAAATTTACCTAACGTGTTACCTATAAAATTTATACTAGGAATTTTACTGTTAAATGAATAGTCTGGAAAATTATTTGTTAAATATGTGTTTTTTGCAAACTGAGAATCTGGACCTACATACCTATAATCAACATCTGGAACTGTGCCAAATCCAGTTAATGCAACTTCATCTTCTAAAACTGTAGTAGGAGGCGAGTAAGTCGGGCCAGTGTGAATATGAGGACTGTTATCAGGACCATCATTACTAGGAGTATTACCACCACCATAACCTTCACTTGCTGGTCCTGTTCCAGCAACACCTGCTGTGTTTGTACCACCACCTTGATAACCATAGCCACCATCTTTACCAGCATCAGAACCACCACCGTATTGACGTCTGCCATCCATACCCATAACACCACCAAAAGCTCTTGAAACTCTTTGGCCCATTGCATACATCTGTCTAGCTTGTTGTAATCTTGTAATTGACATTATCGTCTTCCTCCAGCGTGTATGTCTAACCTAAAAGTTCCTAATTTCCAACTAGTATCTACTGCAGTGTTTGATATTGTAAGAGCTATTGCTCTTCCTCTTGCACGTGTGTCTACTTTATCGGTAGAAGATGTTACAGTAAAAGGACCCAGTGATGAACTTGCTGCTGTATCATTAGGATAATTTCTTAAATCTAATTGTATAACAGCGTTTCCTTGTTGAGATATAAAATCAGGAATAATCCTACTAACTCTCATAATATTTTCACCATCACCTCTAAGGTCACCTAGATTAGTTGCAGCCCCTCTTACAACTTTTTGTGTAATGTCGTAATCTCCAGATGTAATATCAGCTGGTATGGCTGTTGTTACCCCTAGTCTTACTTGATTAACACCTGTTTCATGTTCATAGTAATATGAAACTCCTTCAGTGTTTCCTGTTACGTCAAAAGAAGTATCTGTATCTGCATCATATTGAGTTCCATGAGGTAAACCAAAAACAGCAGAATCTTGCCACGTTGTTCTAATAAACAAAGGACTTGCATTAACAAACCATATAGGTCGTTTAGCAGTAGAATCTAGATAACTATATGTGACTGACTGAGTATTAACATTAGAGTTAGCTTCTGGATAAAACCATATTACTTCTCCAAACAAGTTGTTAATGCCTGCATAAACCATTTGATTAGATGTGGTGTTAAGATTGTCATAAACATAATCTTCAACCAAACAATCCATTGATTCTAGTTTACCAGTGTATCTAAAAAAACCATTATCAGACATCCAATAAGCAGCGCCGTCAACTTCAACAGCTGCGTTCTTACCAATCAAACCACAGTTATTACCTACTTGTTCAAAAGCAAATGTAAAAGGTGTTCCAACAAAACGCATGGTAAATAAAGATGTATCAGACCAAACATAAATTGCATTTCTACCAAGTTTAGCACCAATGATCCGTGATCCGGCGGCCAGTCTTTGTGTACCAGCACTGTTTTCAGCTGTTGGTGCATAATCATTAATATTTTCTTGAGAAGAAAATCTTATAAACATATCGTCTTGTGTAGTTTTATCTCCAATAGTTGTTTCTGTTCCAAGAAATACTAAGTGACGATCCGGTGTTGACACCAGCATATCACGTGACGCTGTCGGAGCACCAGTTATAATAGTTGCTCTTGTTGCTGTTGCATTTATTGCATCAGCATCCCATTGAAAACACTCTCCATTAAAAATTAAAGCGATAAGAGTACTACCTAAATTATCTAAAGACCACATACCGGGGTCAGCAACAGTGTCTGTGTTAGCTGATGATTGACCCCAACCAGAATAATCACTGTAATCGGTTACAACAGCACCATTGCTATGAGCTGCTCTGGTTGTTCCTCGAACGGCTCTTGTAATACCTGTTAGATCATTTCCAGATACACCGGTGTAAGAAATTTCTTCAGTACCCACTTGAATAAAATTTGTTCCTGTTGTTGGAAAATTGAGTGTGGATGTTAGAGTAATACTAGTTCCTGATCCACCAGTACCATTAGCGTCATTTAATAATGCACCATTTAAAGTTGTTGTTTGAGGAGCAGTAGATGTTCCTCCATATTGAGATATACCCCATCCAAAAACTCCAACTTGATCAGGTGGTCCTACATGATAATATTGAAAGTAAGTTATGCCTCCAGAAGTTGTGGCTCCGGCTCCACTTTCATTACTTGGCATTGTAATAGTTATAGTAGTAGCACTTGGCACAGATGTTACCATAAATTTTTTATCACAAAAATCTGAAGCACCAAAATTAGATCCTGTAATAGCGCTAAATGTAGTTGTGTCACCAAACAAAATAATGTCGCCAGCTTGAAAACTATGTGCACCACCAAACGTAATAGTCACATCGGGTTGCCCATTGCTTGTGCTAAATGCATTTGTAATGGCTGTGCCTAATGGATTGACTAAAGGATGAATGTCATAATATACTTGTCCAGAATAAACATACAATATTCTATTAGTTCCAATAGCTGCATATTTAATACCTGATTTATTAACCATATGATGCAAACCTCGAGCTGCACCTGTTAATTTAGAAGCACCTAATTGGTTCCAGCCACCTATTTTTTCAGGTGTGCCATATCTAAAACGCACATTTTGACCGCCTGTCCATTGTGACTCAGCTCCGGTAGATGTAACTTGTTTATTGAATCCTGGTAAAAAACCTAGTTTTTGTAGCATAGCGGCTAACTATAACATTATTTAACATCAAAAGGAAGACCAAGGTGAAGCCTCTTATCAAATCTATTTTCAGTTCCTTGTGTGTCTATATCGTTATAATGTAAGAAAACTTGACCACAATTTTCACCTTCAAACGGTTCTCGCCAGTGTTCTAACTCACATCCAGAATATATCAACATATCTCCAGGAGATAATTCTATTTTAACAACTTTGTCTGTTTTTAAATATATAGGCCATTTTTCACCTCCTAAATTCATTGTAGTAGATATTTTACAACTAGGTCTGTCTATATGTTTTTTTAAAACATCTCCTCTTTTGTATACTCTAGCATAAGCATAAGTAGGAATTAAATTTAAGCCTGTTTCTTTTTCCATCAAAGGTTTTACTTTCATAAGCAATGTTTCCATCGCAACATCGCCATATATAGAATAAGTATTAGGAACCTGAGAATCCTCCCATTCTCCAAAGTATTTGTTAAAAGGAGATATATAAGTTGTGTCCAACAAAGTTTTACAGACTTGTCTTTTTAGTAATAGATATTCATAGGCAAAGTTAGCTATTTCTGAACTAACTGCATTTTTTATAATAGAATAATTGTTTATTTTAAAGGTCATTGTTTTGGCGTTACAGACAAGTTAAATGATAAACTAATTCTGTCCTCTGTTGATTTGTTTTCTTCTACAAAATGTTCAACATATGAAGGAAACATCACAAATCTATTTTCTTCTGGTTTTATAAAAAAGCTTAGACAATTTAATATGTTAGACTCTTTAGCAGGTAAATCACATATGCCGTCCATTCTATACATAGAGTCTTTTATGAAAACAACATTACCAGAATTTTCTGGAATCTTTAAATAAAAAATACATGCAAACTCTGAACTAGGGTGAACATGTGGTCTATTAAAAGCATCTTTATTATTTATATTTATCCAAGCATTTCTAACTTTAATTTCTAATTTTTGATCAAATGCATAAGTATTTAAATTTTCATTTATGTTTTGTTGTAGTTTGGCTATCAGGTTTAAGAATTCAGTAGATTTATGCATCGCCCCAGTTTGATAACCTCCTACATTTGTTTTTTCTTGAGAAGGTTCTCTAGATTTCATTTTGTAAGCTAATTTTATTAAAGCTTCTTTTTCAGAATCTGTATCTATAACGTCTTTTATAAAAACGGGTGTAGAAAACATAGTGAAATGTGTCATAGTGTTACCTTTGATGTTGGACCACTCAAGTCCCCTTTAGGTAGTACATTAAAAGCTATTGAGTATCTATCTTCTTTTCCATGATATTTGTTTATTTGATGATAGATATAATTAGGAAAAAGAATCATTTCATTTTTATTACTTTCAATATAATAAGATAAAGAGTTGTATTGATTATATTCCGTGGGTTCTATATTCCAAAAATCACTTTCATATGGTTTATGTATTTTTATTTGATTACTATCTTTTAAATAAAAAACACCACTTAAAATACAATGAGAATGTTTATGCATTGATGAATACCCCCCTGTTTTAGTTTTAGTGGCCCAAGTTTCAATAATTTTAAATTCTACATTTAATTTCATTTTATCATTTAACCAATCATCACAAGCTTGCATAACACTTTTTTTTAAATTAGGTATTTGATCTAACAATGATTTACAATCAGAACTTCTTAAACAATCTTTGCCTTCGATAGGAACATATGTTAAGTTTTTTAAAACATCTAATATTTCGTCACAGTCTAAATTAAATTTATATTTTAATATAGGTTCTGCAAATAAATTTAAATTTTCTACCTTCATAATTCTTTAAAATCCATGGCTATTGTTATTCTTTTTTCTTTACATTTCATAACACTGTGTGGTGTTTGTGAATTAAATAATACTAACATTCCATCTCTTTCAGGTATTGGGATCAATTTATTATTTAAATCATAAAAAATCAAGGGATTATATTTAGAAGCTTTAATTATTAATACAGAACTTATAGCATCTTTTCTATGATCATGCAGTTTTGCATGATCTCCTTTTTCATAAAAGTTAATCCAATAACATTTCATTGCCCATTTTTTATTAGTAATTCTAAACAAATTTTCACAGATGTCTTTTTCTAATATTTTAAAAAAACGATAGCTTGGATTAAATCCCGAAGTCCTTGCTTCTACTGAATTTAATTTTTTTGCCCATTTATCTTTTTCTTTATATATAAAGTTTTTAATATTATTATTAACTTTTTTATCAATGTATGAAATAGTAAAATTAATCATTTTTTTCTATGCGATGACAGAACCAGCCTGTCACAATCCATTTTTCAAAATTACAAGGTAACCCCTTGTGAGTGTGAGTAAAATCAGAAGGCCATAAAACAGTTAAACCTTTTTTTGGTTTTACTTTAATTTTTTGAAAAAGAAATTCTGTTTCTCCTCCCTCCTCTATATCATTTAAGTATGTCATAAAAACAACTTGTCTATTGACATCTTGCATAGACCCTCTTTCATAATGGTATTGAAAAAAACCACCTTCTTTAGAAGGATAATATTGAATATTAGTTCCTTCTTCATTAGTTCTTAAATATCCCCCTATGCCATAATAATTCATGTAATCATTTATAAATACAGATATTTCCGCAAAATATTCTTGTATAAAAAGGTTTTTGTTATTATTAAAAAAAGTAACATCTATTGAATTTTTAATTTTTTTATCCAACCCCCCATACGTGTGTCCCTCACCTTTGTACTCAAAGTTATTTTTATGATACTCTATAAATTTATCACATAAATCTATATTTTTTAAATTGTATGATTTTATAAAAGTTTCCATTATTTGTAGTTTATATTTATATTAAATCTTGCTTTAACATTTGTACAAGTTGAACTGGCGTGTTCCTTATGTCCTTCAAAAAATAAAACTCTGTTTTCTACAGAATTAATTTGTTTGTTTTCAAATGAAGTAAAACCATCACATGTGTTTAAAGAAAGCAAAGCTGCTTTGTGTTTGTAGGGATAATCTACGTGTATTTTATTTTTAATTATCTTTTCTGTTCTAGGATATAAATTTACTTTAATTCTTATAACCTTAGTGGATGGTATGAAAGATAATAAATTTTTTGTAAATAAGTTCCAATACTGACTTGCAACGTTGTTATTAAATACATTATGTGTCATGTAATAACTTAAATCTTCTTCGTGATTTTTGTGATGTATATTTACTTCATCTTGAAAATACCACGGAAAATAATTACTAAATATTTCTTTTTTTAACATATCTAAATTTTCTTTAGGTAAAAAATTATTTTTTATTTCGTAATCCATTATCTATATGGCTTTCCATCTGTCCAAATTACCAAACTATATCTTGTGCCTGAAGTCACGGGTTTTACTCTATGCCAGACAAAAGAAGGAAACACAATTACAGTTCCTTTAGAAGCTATGTTTCTTAAATCGTGAACTTTTTTAGGTAAATGTGGAGGGCCGTCCATAGCTATTTCTAGTTCTCCTCCTTGATATTCTGTGTAATCATTTAAACAGACAGTAACAGAAACTTTTCTTATTAAACCTACTACATCGTCAAATGGTGCACTTTTTTCATTATTTCTAGTTTTTTGATTTCGTGGTAAATAAGGTAAAGTCCAAGCATCTACGTGCCAATCATAATATTGTCCTGGATCATAAATAGTAAACTGACAATGTTCACTACAATTTAAATCGTAATTCCACCTAGCGTTTTCATTTGCTCTTAAAATATAAGGATGGATTTCATTATAAATCCATTTTTCATCTAACCAAGCTACATTAGATTTTCTAATTTTATCGTTGAGTTTTGCATCACCAATAATAGCTTTTTCTTTATTTTGTTGAAGTCCAAATTTAATTATATCATCACAAATATTTTTTGGAATAACATCCCTAAAATACCAATAACTATTCTCTATATTCATTCTAGAGAGTTTTATATATTAATTAAAATAAAAGTCTAGTTAGTCCAGGTACCTGCTTTTTGATTTGCGAATACGTCTTGCATAGTCCAAACTCCTGAAGCTCCTGTAACAACATCAACTTCTTTAACAATAACAGTTCCATCACCGCCACTTCCAGCTTGTGCGCCTACTGCTCCTTGTTCTCCAGCGCCGCCACCACCGCCGCCTGAACCATCTACACCTGGTTGGCCAGGTCCACTAGGATTTCCTGAACCACCGTTTCCGCCGCCTCCAGCGGCATTACCACTTCCAGCACTTCCATTATCAGGTCTACAGCCGCCTCCGCCGCCGCCTCCATATCTTCCGTTTGGACCCCAATAATAAGGTTGAGGTGCGCTTCCAAATACTGGTGAAGGATCTATGTTACCACCGCCACCTCCAGCGCCAGATCCCGTTCCAGTGCCGCCTGCGCTTCCAGCTCCACCACCGCCGCCAGGTATAGATGAAGAGTTGGTTGCTCCACCATCACTTCCTTCTGGTGGTGAAAAACCTCCAGCATTACCATTACCAGTGTATGGATTTTCTGGAGAAGAAGCAGAACCTCCGCCAGCTCCACCATCTAAACTATTTGTATTAGGAAAATTAGGTTGACCACCTAGACCTTGTCCCATACCAGAACCACCTCCAGTAGCACTGATAGGTCCAAAAGAACTATCATCTCCTTGACCAGTTGCAAAAGGTTGACCATTTAAGCTAAGTCCTGTTCCTCCTGCTCCAATTGTAACAGATACAGGTTGTCCTGCAGTCACTGGGTGAGCTGGAAGTAATCTAACACCTCCGCCGCCTCCAGCACTTCCGTTTGCTTGAGTTCTGTGACCTCCACCGCCGCCACCAGCTACAACTAATAAACCTACGTTTTGTGTTTTTTTAGCTACAAAAGTTCCAGGTGATGAAAAAGGTGTTATTACATCTCCTGTTGTTGGTTCATTAATTGGTCCTATAATTCCGCCATTTGCCATAATAATCTCCTTATACTATATCTTCTTCTGGAAGAAAAGAAGAACTTGATTCTTCCCATCTTCTCATTTTGTTTTCAGAAAGTGGATTTTTTTTACAAATCCAATTTGTTAAACTTTCATTCCACTCTGGTGCATAAAAGTCAAAAATTCCAATTCTATCTCCATTGTCATCTAAATCGTCAGTTAATCTATAGTTTTGAATATCCCCAGATGGAGCTGCAATAGGTGCTTCATGTAATCCTGATGTAGTGTTTAATATCCAACTTGGGTATGTTTGTTTATCTGTAAAAATGTTATGAGTAGAATTCCATAGACAACCAGGTCCAGCGTATATACCTCTCTCAGAAGTTTTATAAGTTTGCTTCCAAAAAGTATCTGGATAAGTTTCTCCTGCAGCTTCATACGCAGCTTTTAATCTAATACCTTGGGGAATATTATCTTTAACCCATTGTTCTGTTTGAGTTGAATTGTTACCACCGTTATTAGCAACGTCTTGATCTGATACAACAATAACTCTGATTACTTCGTTATTATCTACCCTACATTCAGCAAAGTGTGCCATAAATTATGACCCTCCTTAACTTAATTCCTCGTAGTTTATAGTGATAGTTGCATCTGAGTTTGCACTTGCTCCAGCTTCAATATTGTCGCCTTCTTCTAAATACAAAGCAGTATTTTTATCTACGACTACTAAAGTTGCATCCGCAGGACATGATATTGTGCTTGCAATTGCAATTGGTGAGCCACCTGATTTAGTTATAAAGACAGATATATTTACGGCTGATGAACCATCTATATTTGCTACGATAATGTTATTTACTTTGAAAACTTTTCCTGAAGAACCAGCGTTTGCTAAAACTTCAGTTGTTAAAGTAGTGGTTAATGCTGCTTGAGCAGACTTTGCTGTTATTGTTGAAACATTTGCTAAATTTGGTGCTGACATATTTTATATTCCTCTGTGTTTCTTTTAACCGAAAATCATTGCCATTACAATAGATTTTCCTGTTGATATACCAAAAGTTGATGTTGATGTAAACCCTAAAGTTCCAGAACCATCTGTTGTTACTAAAGCTTGAGAAGTAGATCCTACAGCTGCTGGTAGTGTTAAAGTATAAGAACCACTAACTGTTGCAGGTGCTTTTATACCTACAGATGCTGAGTCATCAGCATCTTTAAATTTTATTGGATTACTATTAGTTACGGCAATTTCTGAAGAATTAGCCATAACATCTACAATGTCAGGATTAGTTCCATCATTAGCTGTTGCATAAACAATTTTAATTCCTTTATCTGTAGTTGAAAAAGTTGTGCTTGTTCCTGAACCAGTAGCATATTTAAATTGAACTGTGTAAGCTCCAGAAGTAGAATTTTTTAATATGTAAAAAGTTTCTACATCATTTGGAATTGTAACAATTCTATTTCCAGTTATTGATCCTGTAAATTCTATAACTCTTGATTGAGCCGTACCTGTTAAAGCACCATTATCAACATCTAAAGGAGTTGTTCCTGCTCCACCAGCAATAGATACAGTAGCAAAGCCACCTGTTAATTGTTCTATAAGATTTAAATTTGCGTTAGTTTTTGTTCCCCATGTACCGGCGTTTTCACCAGTTGCCATTAGTTCTATACCAAGATCTGTGTATGTTGAAGCCATTATTTATATTCCTTATTTTTGTTATTTATATTGTTTATTTAGTTTTAAGTCAAACATAATTATGCTGTTTTAATTGTGTATCCTGTACTTGTTTTAGGACTTTGTGCTGTATATCCTGTACTAGTTTTAGGCGTTAATTTTTCATAGGTACCAGGAAAAGCTACTCCTGTACCAACACTAGCTTCAAGTTCTAAGCCAGTTAATCCTATTAACATTTCTGTAGGAGAAATAGCACCTGTTGAAGCTGTTGAACTTAGTCCGGTTAAACCTACTTGCATAGCTGCAAGAGATATTGATCCTACTGATGAAGTTGCACTTACTCCAGTTGGAAGTACAATAGGTGAAGAATTTATTTCAATCGATCCTATTGATGAAGTTGCACTGACTCCTGTTAAGTCATAAGCTGTTTCTATTGTAGTAGATCCCACACTAGATGTTGCACTCACTCCAGTCAGTCCCACGACATCCGCAGGAGAAATACTTCCCACAGTAGATGTTGCACTAACACCTGTTATAACAGGTGTAGAATCTATAACAAAACTTAAAGAACCAACATTAGTTGTTGCGCTAACTCCTGTTGGAGATATTACCGATGTTAAATCTAAAGTTAATGCACCAACACTAGATGTTGCACTTAATCCAGCAGGTTGTTCTAATTTATTAAATGAATCTCCGTAAGGTTCTTCACCCCAACCATTTCTACCCCAACCAACTAAAGTACCTGCGTTATCAAAACTTCCAAGTTCTGTTTGTGATTGTAATCCTGTTAGTGCTGCTATAGTAAGTTGATCAGTAATTGGTGATCCTACTGAAGACGTTGTGCTTAAACCAGTTAATTCTGCAGTAATAACTTGAGAAGCTGTAACACTTCCAACACTAGAGGTTGCACTTACGCCTGCTGGTGCAACAGAATATTCTACACCCCAACCAGAGTTGCCATATTGTTGTCTACCCCAACCTTGTTCAGGAAATGCAGCTACTTCACCTACACTAGAGGTTGCTGATACACCAGTTAAAGTAATTGTAACAGTATTAGATGCCCAGGAATTTTCGTTCCACGCTACTGAAGGACTATCACCACCCCAGATAGATGCCATAAGGAGTCCCTCCTTATGCTATCCGAAGAATTGCGTTAGATGCGTCTGCTGTAGGAAATTGAATTGTAAATGTTCCAGAAGAAACTGTTTTGTCTCCACCAAATGCGATTGCACAAACTGCTGGATCACCTGATGCTGAATCATTAAATATTAAACAACCGTTAGCTGTAAACGAAGCTGATGTCCAAGAAACATCTGCAAAATCACAACAAGCTGTATCAGTAGATAAAGCAGGAGTTACACTTGTTAGTGCTTTTCCTTTTGCAGAATAAGCTGAACCTGCCGTGTTAGAAATTTCGTTTGATGAACTATAAGCTGTAGTTGATTTATTTAAAGTAGCGCTACTTGTGTATAGAGCTAAATTAAATGTGTTTCCAGACGATGCTGTAAAATTATGTATGCCTTGTAAAACTTCTGTTTTAAAACTGTTACATACTGCTGATGTTATTGCCATAAAAAATCTCCTAATTACTGAGGCGGTGACTCGATTGGTATTCTTATTGTTCCATCCGTGTAATCGTCTCGTCTTCTTCTTCCAACTTGCATCGCTGCAAACTTTTGTAGTTCTGTTTTATATCTATTTTCATATAGTGTCAACATGTCTGTTGGACCTTTTAAAAACATAAATGCTTCTACTAAACAAGCATATAATAACCCTTGTGGAAAGTAATTACTTACATAAGTTCCACCCGTATTAGTCTCTAAACCAGTTGGTTGAGCGTTATAATAAATAATATATTTGTAATTTTTATCTGGTGTAGGTGCTACATATATCGCTCCTGAAGTAGCTGTATTAGTACCGGTTGTGGCACCCCCATACATAGAATAGTATTTGGGAAGTCCTGTTGTATCTTGAGCTGCAGTACCCCCCTCAGTGCCTGTTAACTCTCCTACATATTCAGATATGAAAGTTTGATCACGTCTTTCTAACCATACTCCCTCACCTGTAGTAGCTGTTGTTGAATCAAATACTTGAACACCTCTTATAAATAAAGCTTTAGTTGGAACTGTAACACTATTAAAATCTGTAGCAAATTGTGCTTCTGCTCGAACTCTATCTGAATCCATTGGAATATCTAAATTAATTCTATGTTCTGCATTTTCTAAAAATCTATTTATAACAGCAGCAGTAAATACATTAGCATCTACTTCTGTATAGTTTCTAATATCTGTTGTTAAATTTGCGTAAGTATATCCAGCCATAATTAACCTCTATCATTAACGGGTCCAATTGTACACTGAAAACCGCCTCCTGTTGCTGTGCTTCCAGCATTAGATACTAGAGGCACTGTTATAGAATTAAATTGTTGTTCTGTTGCTTGTGTTCCGTTTGGTAATGTAGGACCAACTTCTACAGTGGTTGCAATTGCTGTTGCTAGATATGATCCAAAAACTTTTGCTCCGTTTGCGTGAGTTGTTGCTGTAGTATTAGGTGGAGTTATTCCTCTAAATGGAGAAGCTGTGCCTCTTGTTAATCCAGATAAAACTCCTGTACCTGTATTGTTACCTGTATATTGAATTGTTTCATTTATGTATTTTCCAAAAGTTGCACTAGTTGCATCTTGATCCACTTTTTCTATTACAATAAAACCAGCGTTTGGAAATGCTGCAGAACTAGTTAAAGTTAAAGTGTTGACTGTATCATTAATTGCACCATTTAAAGTTGTTTCTAATTCTAAAGTTGCAATTGCAACACCTCCCACTATTTCTTTAACAGATTGGAATCTAACATAAGATGTTCCTTCGTTAATTTGATTAGAAGGATAAGATACACTTAAAGTTTGAGAGCCACCTGTT